TTGAAGCAGATATTGATGTAACTGTGGATGGCGCTGAAATTGAGTGCTTTGAGTTAATTGAAAGAGTTAATAGTGGTAATGTTTGCTATATAACTCAGTGGGAAGTTGAAGTTGAAGAGCAATAAATTCTTAACTGGTAGCGCAGTATAAAACGCTAAGGAGAGATTATGAAAACAGTAACAGTTAAATGTAGGGTTTATCAGATAGGTAAGCTTTATAGGAGTTTGGACACCTCAGAGGTCGGCTATCTTGGTGATTTACCCGCTTGGCGTCACATGGATAAGGATAAGCACAAGAAATATTGGAACGATGAGTATGAGCGAACCTTAACCCGATTAAGAAACCGCCAGCCATTAGACGAAGCGCCACCACCAAGAAAAGCGATAGAGAACAACCGAACACCAATCAATAAACAAAAAGCAGTATCAGAGCTGCAAAGGATGAGGAGTGAATTGAAATGAGCGATAAAAAACTGCCTAAGTTGTATCGGGCTGTAAATCTAGAATTCTACTCGCTTAGGAATGGACTAGGTGGTTCTGGCGGGGTGGTTTTTGATATAGATACCATGGTTCAAAGAAAGGCGCGCCGTGTACCTAATGGCGGATCATGGAAATGGGTGGTTAGTATTTCAAAGCAAGCTGCCAAGGCTGATTATTTTGTCGATATAGACCAAGAGGTTTTAGATAATATCGGCGCAGATATGACTTACTGTAACTGGGAATAAACCCAATTAAATCAATTAATAACAGAGAGAGAAAGGTATGAGTGAAGAAGAAAGCGAACTTAAATACCATTACTTTGTGTCTTACTCGCACACCAGAGGCCATGGAAACCTGAGAATTTCAAGAAGTGAAAAGGTTAGGTCAATGGATTGTGTTAATAGAATGGAGGAGCTTATAGAGGATGATTTTAGAGTAGATTCACCAATAATCCTAAACTACATACAGCTTGATGAATAAGCCAATAACCCTGATCTATTTGGCCAATGCTAAATACATAGGTAAGTGGATAATAAAGACTTAACCAACGGAGAGAAGAAAGATGAAAGTAGAAAACCTAATTATCGAAAGACGCGAATCTTATGACAAGGATTACCCTAATATGCTTGTAGGTCTTGTTCAGATGAAAGGGGAGCATGGAAAGATGGAGGTTAAACTGTCTAATGCGGTCGTTGCTCAAATATTTGCATTGATTAAGCCAGACTGCCAGCGTGTGGCGGACTATAACTCCTCGCAGACTGGCCACGCTATCGAGCAGGCAGAAAATGAAGCGCCCGCCCTTATTCAGTATTTTTAGAGCTAACTGGTAGCGCAGTATAAAACGCTAAGGAGAGAGTATGAGTCTTGGAAATAAAAAAGGATCTAAATTAGCAGCAACAAAACAAAGCCAGAAGATACAAGACGACCTTCGCACATATCAAAGGTATTGGAGGAAGTCAAAAGGTCAAGGCTCGCCAAGTGTTATTAGAGTTAATCAAGATCAGCTAAAAAAGCTTGGTGTTGAGTCTGGGTTTTATTTTGAAGGGTCTAAATTGGAGTTAGCAAAATGAATGAAGCAATGCTAAGAAATTCGACAGCGTTAGATATTGATAAAAACTATGATCAGTTCTCTCAAGAGCAGATGAAGTGGGCAGTTGAGCGCTTGCTGGTGCTTATTAAAAGCGATGAAAGCGAGATTGAGGCGGCTAGAGGTTTGGCAGGGAGAATAGAGAGTGAGTTGGATTTTGTTGTTGACGCTGCCAGACAAGCCTTGGATGCGCTTTTGGATATAAAGCAATGATTCACTTTGGAATGCCACCTAACCCAGCATTAAGTGCTGGCATGGTATTAACTGACTTAGACAGAAAGAAGCTAGAAAGCGGAAAGCTTAGAAAAGGCTGTAGACATCAAGGCGCTAAATTTGTGGCTGAATATCGTGTTAAAGGCCATGACACGTACTTAGGCACCTTTGACACAATAGAAGAATGCAATGCGGCGTGGGATGCTGAAAAAGCCCGTAGACACGCATTAAAAGGCATTCGCAAGCCAGCCGCCCAAGGGTACACCACACGATTAAAAGGCGGTCGGGTAACTTACGTTGCCACGGTGTGCTACAAGGGGAAAACCAAGTTTGTCGGGACATTCTACAACGAAGCAGACGCAAGGGCACGCCATGCTGAAGGTATAGACGCGCTTAATAATGGCACGTTTGAAGAATGGAACAAGAATAGGCCAAGGGGTGTTAAATGAGCAGGCTAATAAATTACCAGCCATTATGGAAAATGGAGCCAGATCAAATAATTAAGACTGACGCTTACAAAGAAGGTGAGAAAGCAAAAATGACGGGTGCCGATGCTTGCCCTCGATATGGTAAGTTCACAAATGCTTGGTGCTTATACATGGCAGGATATCACGATACTAAGGTGGCTTAAAATGGATATTGAATGCGCTAGATCAATCAAAGTTATCCGATGCTTTACAGACCCGAATCAGGATAGAAAATGGTCGGGTCAAGAATGTGTGATTAGAGATGTATCAAAAGGCTGGGTTTTAATTGAGTGTGGCACTGGCTGGTTTAATGTTCGCGCTGGCGATGTTAAGACGCTTGAAGATGCAATCGCTACAGAGTGGGTTAGTAAAGACTCGCTCAAGTTGGCTAACTACTAAAGAGGATGTTTAAGATGAAGGTAAGTTTTGAGTTGATTAATCAGATTAAAGATAAGTGTGACAACTTCTCTATTTTTGCTTTAGGTGTTTACCGTGAGCCTTACGCGCAAGGTGTGGATAGACAGGTTTATATCTGCTTGCTTGGATTTGGCATAAGCTTATCAGTATTTATAAATGAAAAAGATAGCCTATAACTTTGGTAGTTCTGGCCACTGATTAAACCCACTAAAGCAGGATAATAGAAGCTCAACTAAGGGGATAATATGAACGAACAATCGAAGAATATTTACCAGCGCATTAATGCGGTAATGAAGGAGGTAAGCTATGTACAAAAGGACGCGCAAATACAAGGGTACAAAGCTGTAACACATGACCAAGTTGTTAGTGTGGCGCGACAGTCTTTTGTTAATCATGGGATTGTAATGAGCTTGTCCCAGATGGAGGGGAAATTTGACGACCCATTAAACGGCGCAAAGATGCGCTTGTACACGGGCAAGTACGAAATCCGTTTTGTGAATATGGATAGGCCGGAAGAATATATTTCAGTTGAAATTGAGGCTCAAGCACTTGATAACGGGGATAAAGCATCTGGAAAGTGCGCAACATACGCAACAAAGACGGCAGTTATAAAGCTATTATGGCTTGAAACAGGCGAGAATGACGAAAGCCGAGCAGATGCCCGTGACACCTCTATGATTGACGAGCAGACCAGTTCTGAGTTAGAGCAGCAAATGATAGAAACTGGCGAAAACGGCCAAGCAGTTTGGAGTAAGAAAGGCCAGCGCTTACTTGCTAAATACAAAATTGGTCATCCAAGTCAGCTAAAAGAAACAAAACTAGCCGCATTCAAGAAGGACTTGGGCGCATGAATATTATTTACGATGTTGAGCAAGGGTCTGATGAGTGGCTTCAAATGCGACTTGGTAAGCTAACCGCTTCAAAGTTTGCTGATGTTATTTCTAAAGGCCGTGGCAGTGCGCCAAGCAAAACGCGTGAGTCTTACATGTACCAATTGGCCGCTGAGATCATCACAGGCCAGCCGCAGGATAGCTTTAAAAGCTCAGCTATGGAGTGGGGCAATGAATGCGAACCGGCAGCAAGGGCGGCTTATGAGCTTAAGAACGATGTGGATGTGGTTGAATGTGCGTTTATTGAGAAAGACGATTGGATCGGGGTTAGTCCAGATGGTCTAGTGGGTGAAAATGGTCTATTGGAGATTAAGTGCCCTAACTCAGTGACCCAGATCAAGCGCGTATTATCAGGTGAATTTCCCAAAGAGTACATAGCCCAAGTGCAAGGCCAGCTTTGGGTGTCTGGTCGTGAATGGTGTGATTTTGTGAGCTATGACCCTCGAATTATCACAGGTGCGGATTATTTTGAAGTGCGAGTGTATCGAGATGAAGAATACATCAAGGCTTTATCTGAAAAGTGCAATGTGTTTATCAATGATTTAAAAGAATTATTAACTAAGCTAGGAGCTTAAAAAAATGTCACAAAAACTATATGATCTGGTCGTAAAAACAGGCGAATATCAATCTAACGGCGAAACAAAAGGCCGTTATGAAAATGTTGGATCAATGATGCAAGGGGATAACGGCCAGTTTCTAATCTTGAAGCGAACATTTAACCCAGCAGGCGTAGCAAACCCAGATAATAAGGATTCTATTATTATTTCCTGCTTTGAGCCGAAAGATCAGCAGCAGGGCCAGCATCAAGCGCCGCAACAACAGCAGCCACAAATGCAACAAGCGCCACAACAGCAGCCGCAATACGGTCAAACACCACAACAGCCATACGGGCAGCAAACCAATGGATATTAATACTTTGATAGAAAAAGTTGAGTTGTGGGCTAATGCTCGCAACTTAATCAACGGCTCTGATTCAAAAAACCAGTTTCATAAGCTTATTCAAGAGTGCGGGGAGTTATCC